GAGATATCCGTCTCCGAACTGATAAAGTAATACTCTAGGCTTGGTAGTCTTACTGAAACCCCTATCGGGAACGTATGAAAAGGTATTCGCCATATTTATTCCTATTTTTCTATTTTATCTAGTATATCAGATGTGCATAAAAAAGGCAAGGATAAAAATTATCCTTGCCTTTTATTGGTTTACCTCTTATTGAGCAAACCACCGGAACGTTGTTGATTTACAATCTCTTCCCTAACTTTACTGCTGATTATCATACCTAGTTGTTTGGCATCTTGGGCATTAGTAGTACCAGTAGCTTGTGTATCAGTATTACCTTTAGCATCTACATTAACAACAACACTAATAGGACCGCTTCCACCACCGGTATTACCTTGCATAGTTACTGGAATAGTGCGACCATCTGGTAGGGGAACATAAGCTTCGTTCATTCTACCTTCGCCAAATACTGCCATTTGAGGTGAGTTAGCAATACCACCACTAGCATATTTATTTAGTTTAAGTGCACCATACTCACTCATGACACCGCCATTAGCAAAGAATAATCCAGATAACCAACCTCCAAAACCTTCCATACCCATAGAACTACCAATAGCAGCACCAATATCACCCATGCCACCACCACTAAATAAACCACCTATACTACCTAGTATACCACCTAATCCACCACCTGCTCCACCACCTGCTCCACCGCCTGAGAATATACTAAAAATACTAGAAAAGATTCCTCCGATACCAGTACCTAAACCACTTAGTAAATTCATTACGATACCATTACTACCGAATAAACTTCCAAAACCATTTGCAATTCCACCAAATAAAGATGGTGTACTTGTATTTAGATTAGCAACTTCATCTGATATATTAGTTAATGAACCATAGTACGCTTCATTAGCTGCTGTAGCTGCTTCAGTAGTCATATCGACAGTATCTGGTGCATTTTTATAGTCTTCAAAACCTCCAGCACCTGTTTGTCTAGTACCAAATAACTTGCTCCAAATACTAGGTGCTGCTGTTACTGGATTACTATTACCTGCTGCTGCACCTCCTGTACCCATTGCAATAATTTTAAGATAATCCCTTGAGTCTTTAGCATAATCAAGTGCTTTTTCTTCATTAGTACTTATATCTACACCAGGTAGTACAGCCCCCATAATATCTCTAATCATATTACGAGCACTAGATTTCATCTGTTCTGCAGCCATTTCTCTGAAACCTTCTGCAACTGTATTACGGAATAAGTCACTTATTTCTTTAAATGTGATTTTAGTGCCATTCATCATTTTAGTAGTAATAGAATCTATAGCAGCATCCATGCCTGAATAAACTGCATCAAAAACACCGGTTACAGTATCTTTCATGTTTGCAGCAAAATCACGTGCTCGTTTAGCTGCTTCATCATAGATTATTTGTGGTTTGTTATCTTCTTTCATAAAGTTACGTTTTTTGGCTTCGTGTTGACGTTCTAAAGAGGCTAAGATTTCTTTATGTAATGCTAAATTACGTTCTAGTTCTTTACCATCTTGACCATTTTCTATATTTAAGCGTTTAGTTTCTGCTATCTTTTGCTGTATTAAATCTACTTCAAGTTGTACAGTAGAAGTATTATTTCTTAAACCCGCATCTATTTTTTGTTGTATGGATTCTTGGTCAGTAGCGAATTTTCTTTGTAGTGCTGCTCTTTCTTCTAAAATATCATTTTTTGCTTTTTCTAAGTTTAATGTTTGTTTTGATCTTCCTAATCCCTCTAACTCTAGTGTTTGTACATCTGTTAGATTACCTTGTTTTTTAACAGCATTTAATGCATCTTCTTTATTTATTATAGTTTGTAAATTATTAATATATTCTTTATCTAATACTTCTTGGTTAGATAAATTACCAAGATCTTTAGCTATAGATACTGCCGACTTACTATTTTCTAATAGTATATCTGCTTGCAAACCTTCTTGACGTTTATAATTTGTAAGATTAGCCGCATTTTTAGCTTCTTCTTTAATACTATTTACTTTTGCATCTGCATTTTCCTGTGCTTTTTTAGCTGCATCGACGGCTTCATTCATTATGGTTTTTGCTTGAGATTTATCAGAATCTTTGCTAAATTCAGTAGAATTAAATCTCATTTGAGCCTCTAATTCTTGTTTTTTAAATTCTTTTTCATTTTTAGTTATTTCTAAAGCTGCTTTAGAATTTAAAAGATCAATACTAATAAGACCACTATACTTTTCTGCATTTGCTATTTTATCTGCTTCTAATTCTATTAATTTTTGTTGTGCGGTAATTTCATTATTAAGAAGATCCATTCTTTGTTGGTTTTGTTTTAGTTGCGCATCTGTAGAATTAGTTCCTAAAGTTGTTTGTTCGTCAATATTCTTTTTTAATGTTTCTGCGGCATTTAATTGCTTTAACTGCTCTTGTAATCTTTTTATTTCTTTTTCATATGGTTTTAAAGCAATATCCATAGCTGAAGTAGTTTCAGTTTTGGGGGCTTTAGGGGCTGTAGGTTTTTGATCTGTTTTAAGCATATTTGGTATAAAACTAATACTGTTCCACCAAGCTTCAAAATATGCAATAGCTTTATCAAATATATTAGTACCAAATTCCCAATTACTTAAAAGTAATAACCTTTCTTTGTCTTTTTCTATATTATAAGAAGCTAGTTTACTTTGGTAATCTTTTGAATCTTTAGCATATTTATCTAATGCCTCTAATTTTCTATTTTCGAAATCCCTTTGATTACTATATACATACTCTTTTTCAAGTGCAAGCAGTTTTTGTGTACTTTGAATTTTTAATACTTCTTCAATAGATAGATTTTCTTCCATTAATTTACGTGATAAATCTGCTTCTTTTTGTACAAGTTCCATCAAACGAACATTAGATGGTCCAGTATTTAATTTATCTCTATCTGTCTTAGAAATATCCTTATATTTTCCTAAGTAAATATCTTGTGCATCAGTTAATTCTTTTTGTCTAAGACCTATTGCTTCTGTAATTGCTTGTATAGCTGCGGCAACTCTACGTACTTCTTCTAATTGCTTACCAGCCTTAGTATTTAGTCCTTCAGGTACTTTAGCTAAAAGATTAATTTTTTCATCTGCTGTTAAAGTTATATCGTTTAATCCCTTTTGTAAATCTTTTAAAAATTCTACAATAGTTCTACGTTTTTCATCCTTTATCCACTCTTTTTCATTTATTTTATCAATAGCTGTTCCAGCAGCGTTTGCTTTATCTTGAAACTCTTTTAAGAAAGAATTTTGATTTCTATTAGCAGTAGCTGCTCTAGTTGCTGAAGCCTCTAAACTTACATATGCTGAAGCTAATATTTGTAATCCTTCTGCTGAATCTTTTGTACCTGAAATACGTTCTTCTAGTGCTTTTAATTCTGCTGCTTGTGCCCCTGTAGCTTCTTTAGACATAATAGCTACTTGACCTGAAATATTTTCTTTTAAAGTATCAAATTTACTAGTACCTATTTTATCCCAGAAACTTGATATCCAGCCACCTGCTTCTCTCCATGCTGTAAATACTTCTATTTGTTTCTGTATAGATGCAGTACCTTGTTCAAATGTATTAGCAGCTATATCATTTGCACTTTGTAAGGCTATCAATGAATAAGTAGATGCAGTTACTGCCTTAGTATAGTTTAAATATGAAGACTTTGCTGTTTCTAATACTTTGGTTCCTTCTTCTAATGCAGTATTTAATTCATCAGTTTTTTTATTTAAAAACCCAGCTTTATCCGCTAAAAAACTTAAAGCTTCGTATGCTATCATAGCAGCTATACCCCAAGTACCTAAAAAACCTACTACTTTTCCTAGTCCTGAGCCAACCTTAGATACCATCTCACCAATCTTACTTTTTACTCTATCTGTAGATTCTTCTATTTTACCAAATATATTTGGTACCATTTCACCAGATAATCCAAAGTTTTTATTTTCTTTACCAGATGGATCTTTATTATATCCTTCACGTACATTAAATGCAGAAGTAAGTGTTTTAGCTTTTCTTGCCTCTTCTATTATTACAGCTTGCTTAGCTCTCTCTATTTCAGCAGCTGCTTGTCCTCTGAGAAATAGTGTATTCTGTACTATCTGAGCACCTTCTAGCTTTTTAACTTCTAAATTTAATATAGCTGCTTCTCTTTCAGCTAGAGAATATTTATTTTTAGAACGTAATGTATCTGCTATTTTTAATTCTGTAGCTTCTTGTCCTTTTAATACTATATCTATTTGTTCTGTTAATGCTAGACGTCTTTTTTCTTCTGTTACTATTTCTTTTTCTATACTAGCTAAAGCTACATATCTTGCATTTGCTGCGTCTGCCTCTTTGGCAGAACCTGTACCACTAGCATAATCAGTTAATATTTTTGATTCACGTTTCATGGCACTAGGTATTGCTTTTCTAAGTGTAGAATCATCTACAATAGCACCTACAGAACCTACTTCTAGTAGATTTTTAGCTGTTTGACCCCTAGAAGTTTTAAATGCTGCTGTTGCCAATGCATTAATATTTCTTGCACCCATTTTAGATAACGCAAGTGCTTCTCGCTCTTTTATCTGTATAATCTCTGCTGAAGCTTTTCTAGTAGATTCTACTTCAGCCCTATTACCAGCATCAATATCTGCAAGTAAAGACGTTAAAGCAGCATGTCTAGCAGTTACGACTGCTGGAGAAACACTAAACATTTTACTAATTTCTGGTATTGCTTTTAGTGTTAAACTTTTTACTAATAGTAATACACCTGCAAACATAAGTTCAATATTATTAGCTAGCATTGATACTACTGGAGTAATTACATTGTTTACTAAAGTTAATAGTTCTGTTCCTACATCTTTTAATTGGCCTAAAAATTTGGCATAAGGATTTGCTGGTACTTTATCCGCTATTGCCCCAAATTTTGTAAGTAATTCTATGCTAACAGCATTACTATATGCTATTGTTTTTTGATAACTTGTTAAAGCATCTGCAGATGTACCAATAGATTGTGCATATTTTTTATATGCTTCTTGTGCCCTAGTAACTACGCCCAACTCATCTAATAGTTCGGGTTCTAACTTAGCAACACCACGAATTACACGGTCAATAGAATCGCCCATATCGCGACCAAGTGCAAGTGAAGCACCTTTAGCACCTTTAGTTAAATCTAATATTTTCTTTTCAGATAGTCCTGCTGCTGAACCTAATGCAGTTAAACGCATAGATTCTTGCATACTTAAAGCACCATCTGTTACAGCCTTCATTTGGCCAGCAATAGAACGTAATGCTGCACCGGTAGTTGCCTCAAGTGCTTTGGCACCTTGAATCATTTGTTCAAATTGTGCAGCTTTATCTAACGCATTAAAAGCAGCTGATACAGCAAATATATTGGCAGCAAACGTTGCATATAAGCGTACTAACCCTCCAAGCCCTTGAGCTTGTTTTGCAAAGTCACGAGAACCACCACCACCTGTACCAGCAACCCCGCGAGCATTGCGGTAATCAATATTCTCTTGCTTAGTTGGGCCACCCATACCTGCAACACCAGAACCTGTTTGGCGCATTACGTTTCTAAGTGACGCTAAATCTTTGGTTGCGGCTTTAAGTCTTGCCTGCAGTTGGGCTACTGTTCCATTATCCGAAACATTTACACCAACATTAATCATATTTGCTGCCATTGTATCTCCTTAATAAAAAACCAGCCTCTATATTATTTAGTAGGCTGGTTTTTTGTGGCTCTCTTATTATTAATAATTGTACGTCTTATAGAGTCTATACTATTAATTAATTGAAGAGTTAGCCTTGCATCTTCAATTCCATATATTTCCATAATATCTTTAACTCCTACCAAGTTTTTACCAAGGTAAGTACCTGACATGGTATCCCAGTTATCAGATATTATATTATATAGTAAATATGCTTCTTGTACTTCTAAAGGAAAATCATCAAATTCAACTGGTATTTCTTCCTCCGATGGTTCGGACCCAAGCATACGACACATCTCAAAATACTGTTCCTTAGTCATAGAAACTTCGGAGTTTTTTAAGAATGAGTCAATTTGCTTGAGTACTAGTTCCATCTGTTCTATTGAAAATTTGCTAGGTCAGAAACCTGCTCACTTACAAAAGAATCGAATTCAGTTGATGATTTCATTAGGTAAAGTGCATTATCTTCTGTATAATCTAATGTTGCTTCTAAATCTTTTTGACCTTTTAAATCTACTGGTGCTAACTTTTGAAGAATTGAAAGTTTTAAACCACTCCAACCTTTAACTGTACTTTGTACATATAAAGATAAGAATAAATCTTCATTTAGTTCTTCTGATTGTTGGCGATTTTTCCAAGTAATTTTAGTTGCTTTTTTACGGATTTTAACTAGCTCTTCACGGCTTAGAAAGCATAAATTTACTTTAAAGCCTGGATAGCCAGGATATTCTACTTCTGTTTCTTTGCTCGACACTAAAAGTGTCGATAGGTTAAGTGCTGACATTTATAATTCCCTTTGTTAAATAAATTCAAATACTTTCGTATTTTAGTTAGTATACACCAAGTGCATAGAAATAGCAATGATAAAAATTTTAGTGCTATAGATAAAATAAAACCCCAATTAAGGGGCTTTATTTTTAGTTCAATTAAGAGCTGTAGTAACGAACAGTCATATCATTAGTTGCTGTAATATCATAGTTGTTTGTACTTAACAATGCATCAGAACCTTGAGCAGTAAAGTTAATTGTAGTAGAAACAACATCTGCAATATCAATTGTAGGAACACTTAGAGATGCACCAGGAATATCTAATTCTACACGTACTGCATTAATACTTCCACCAACTTCAACTTGTAGTTTGAATTTAGTTTCTGGAGCACTTGCTGAAGTTGTAAGAATATCTGATAATAATGAACCTGTATCACCAGCAGTACCTGTTTTCAAGTATGCATTTAATGAACCAGTAATTGAACGTGTACCTGTATAATAACCGATTGGAGTATTTACAACACCTAGGTTACTTGGAGTTATGTACGAAATATTATTATTGATAGTAATAGAACCACCAGTTAATGGCACGCTATAACTAGTACCTGAAGCGCCACCAATATTACTTACTAAAGTTGTAGAACTTAGTTTATTAGTAATATAGTTTGCTGAAGTACTAAATGCTGTGGCTGAACTTAAGTTAGCAATTGCTAAAGTTTCTGCTTTCTTAACTGCGGTACCGAAACCAGTCCATGCAATCATACTAATAGCATCTAGACCGAAATCAATTACTGCTTGGTTAAGTGCACAATTATCAACAATATAAATAGCATTATCAACCATGAAAATCATTGCAAATTTTTGTAGTTGATTCTTATTAGAACCTACAAAAGATGTATATGCGTTGGTTGGAGTTTCTGCCCACTGACCTTTAAATACTTTAAGTGTACCACCTAAAGCTGCTGTTAAAGTTGCTGGAGCTTTGGCCATTGTTGCAACCATTGTGTAAGGACCAGTACCATTACTAGAAGTAATTATACCTGCACTATTCCAATCTAAAGTACCTGTAACACCAGTAATATTTACTGCATCACCAACCGCATAACCTGTAAATGCTGTTGCACCTACAATAGTAACTGTTGGGGATAAAGTAGAAGCACGAGTGATGTTAGTAACTACTACACCTGTTGAATCAATTGTTTCAGAACCTGTTAAAGCATTCCAAAGAACTTTCTCAATACAAGTAACGTTTGTAGCAACACGTGGACGAATATATGTAGAGAATGATAAGTCTACTGGGTTTAATGCGGTATTAAATGAGCGTTGACCACGGTTAGGTGTATTGCCGGCTTCACTTAAAGTAATTGCAGTATTTGCAGTACCTTGACTAAAAGAATAGCCATCTAGTACTTGAAGTTCATAGGTATTTGCAGAAGTAAACGCAGTATACCCAGTTGCTGAATCAGGCAAAACGCCTGTTGTAGGGTTTACATTGGTTGTAAACCATACTCTGGTGTTACGACTTAAATTTAAAGCCATAGTTTGAATTCCTTTATATTGTAGTTCTATACTCTATTTGCTAGATATTTATCTGCGTTATATACTATAGAACTTGGTATCTAACTTGTAGGTTAATTTCACCTACACCGTATGGGGCTAAAAGACCCTCATCTGTTACTATAGAGGTTATAAGTATTTCAGTAGTACGAGCGTTCGTTGCTACATCATATGTTAATACCCTATTACTATCTACTACGTTTTCAACATCTTCGAGCAGTTTTTCTAGTTCTTCTAAAGGATTTTCACCTTTGGTGTATAATTTTAAGGAAACGTTTAAATAACCCCATTTAAAATCACCTGGTAAATATTCTCTAGATTCTGATCCAGGTACTACGCAAATATGTGGGAAATCATTGAGTTCATCCCAAAATATAAGTTTATTTTGAACATTATTAAAAACATTTGTTTGATAAGTACCTGACCCATCAATAAGTTTTAAAGTATCTACTAAGGCTGATGTTATACTTGCTCTCGCACTCATACTGGTACCACCTTAAGTCTATTTGCCATAATTCCAGTGGCTAGCTGTCTAATACTAAGTTGTATTAATTTATTTGGGTCTCTGCTGGCTGGGGAGCTTTGAGCACCTCCAGGGGCAAATGTTGCATATGGGTTTTTCATATAACTATAAAATGCGGTTACAGCACCATCCCTACTACTAACATTTACTACTTGTGCAGATTCTGCGAATCTACCTGTACGATAATTAAGAACTGCTTTTGCAGTACCCTTGCCCATATTATTTTGTATCTGTTGTGCTAGCCTACTATTAAGTAAGTTCATTATACTTACTGGACTTATGAACTGACCTTTTTGAGTCCTTAGTTGGGTTGATTTTTTCTTTTCAGCTAGTACTTTTGCTTTTTTTGTTGCAGCTCTAAGTTCTCTTATGAGTCTTTGGACTTCAATTCTAGTTTTCTTAAGAGGATCTTCTAATTTAGTTAATTCTATATTATTAAAGGATGCTTTGGTTGATTTTACCTTTTCACCCTTTAAGGTAGATATAGTTAAATTCCGTATATGTTCTTTCATTGAAGGAGAACCACGTAAATTTACAAGAGTATCTAAATTTTCTAGTGCTGCTTCTTTTAATGAATCTGGATATTGCTCTAGTATTGCTCTGGCTCTATCTTCTATTTTAATAATATTTGATATTATATTATCAAATTCTGACTTAAGATTAACTGTTGTACTTGTTAAGTTAGCCTTTGCAAATTTAGCTAAGGCTGCTCCAAGCGGTGCAATCAAAGACCCAGTTTGTGCATTTCCAGTACCAGCAGCATTATTTTTAACTTGTAACTCAATATAAAATTGAGCATGTTCTTTAAAGTTTTTTACTGCATTAACATAAATACCTGTATCTGTTTTTATAGAATTAGTTGCAGCTAAGTCTAAATCTAGCAATAGTTGACTTAATCTATCAAAAGCAGCTAAGTCTGGCTCTTTTCTTATTTGTATTTTTCCACCATTACTTAAGTCTACGCTGGAACCAAAGGATACTAACGCTCTGAAGGTATTTAAGCCTAGTGTATGTCCGGCTTCGAATTCACCTAATGTGGCTTTAATTGTGGTTTGTGGTACTCCAATTAATTCTAAATATTCCTTAGTCCATAAAAATAAATTATCATAAGGAGTATTTTTAATAATAGTCCAAGGATCTTTAGTATTTGGATTACTAGATTGGCTTACATTAGGATTTTTTCCTATAGTTAAGTCATTTAAAGAACTTGGCTTACCACTATTAACTCTTCTATATGCCATATATTGGGTATATGTACTATATTCTACATTATAGCCTACTAATTTTCTACCTAATTCTTCTAAGCCTTGTTTAGTAATAACTATATTATTATATTTAGCTGCCTTTAGTCTATTTCTTAGTGCAGATACCTTATCACCCTCAGCCCCAATAAAACCTTTTAATGCAGAATTTTTTCTACTTATCTTTGTTCTAATGGATGCCGCCATTCGTTTTCTAAGTGTGTTGGAAAACTCTGCTACGCTCATTATATTAAGTCAAGACGATAAAGGTCTAAAACTCTCCGTATGTGTGCTGGAAGGTTAGCGGTTGTTACATATTCAATAGAAGTATTATTAGCACCAGCATTTCTTGTAGATTTAATAGACATATCAGATTTCATATAATATCCAATTAAGTCTAGTGCCGCTAATTTAATTTCTTCGGGGGTAGTTTCATATCCACCAGTATAAGTTATTTTATAACCGTTAAGTGCTTTTACAAAACCATTTACTGCATCTGTTGATTCAATTCTATCATGAGTTAAGTTTAAAACATAGTCAGTATATTCAGTTAGTGTTGTGTATGTTCTACCAAAATCTTCACTAAATTCTACACTAGCAATATTTACTGTTGGGCACTCTTTTAAATAGATATATGGAACATTTCCATCACTATAAGTATAGGTGTTTTCATCATAGAAATCAATAAATGTGCGATTGCAGTAAGTTTTTATTAACTGACTAATTTTTGGAATCAGCACATTTATTTCTGCATCTTGCGTGGTACTATTTATACCATTGTAGGCTTTATATTCAGCCAATGTAATTAAATTTGCCATATTAGTCCTCTTTGTACTTCTTTAATACTCTTGTTAGAATATTAAAGAAGTAGGGCTATTGCTAGCCCTACTTGGTAGTCAGCACTACCTAGCTGGTTTTACTCAGCTAAACTGATTTAGCTCCAACGTAATGTTGAAACGCCTTGACCTAGATTAGTAGTCAATTGAGTAACACCAGTACGCAATGAACTTACTAGAACTTTACGTTGTGTTTCTACTAGATCTTGTGTATCTAAACGTAGACCACGTTGATTACCGGCTAAGAAGTTAGCTGGGGCAACGCATAATGCACCGATATTAGTAGTTGCAGTAGCTGCACCACCTGCTTTAGCTGGGAACATGCTAGATACTAGAACTGGTGTATTACCAATCATACCAACTTGGCCTGTTAACAATGTAGCTGCAGGACCAACTTTATCCATAGTTTGGAAAGCTGTATCATCTAACAAATCGTAGTAAACTTCAGTAGAAACGATAAACGCTAATTCTGAAGGCTCTAGACCCCAAGCACCTAAATCTTTACGCAATGCACGTAGGTTAGCAATTGAAGCAACGCCAGTATTTGTTGGAACAACTACTGAAGTAGCGTCATAGATTGACAAACCTTTAACTGGATCAGAACCAGAACCGGCACCGATTAAGTATGCTTTATCAACAGCACGAGCTACGCGACGGATCATTGCATCACGGATAGTAGGTAACAAGATTAACAATGAATCTTCTTCCTCTTCGTATGCTAAGTATTCCATTGTTGCAACTTTATATGCATTCAATGTTACAGCACCCAATTGATGAGTTTGTGCAGAACCTGGAGATGCGGTTGTACCGAATTGAGCATTAGTAATCCAAGTTGCATCACCTGCTTCTGGGTTTACTGGAATTGTCATAACGTTAGTTTGCATATTGATGCCACGCAACAATGGAGCAACAACTAAACGACGACGGATTTCATTTTCCATGTTCAATGAAACTTCTAATTCCCAAGTAGCTGAAGGAACGTGAGCTCCTGCTTTTTCAACGATGCCAGCACCGTATTTAGTATCTTGGATAGATTTACCAGTGATTTTTGAAAGTAGATATGCAGATTCTTTCTCAGCATAAGCAGCACCTTCTTTATCGCCAGCAAAGTTCATTTTGCTTTTTTGAATAGCTTCTAATTCTTTAGATTTTTCTTTGATTACTTCTTCTAAGCCAGCGATAGCTGATTTATTAGTAACTTCTTGAGCATCTAAACGTTTTGTGATATCAGCTAAAAGTTGTTCAGCACCTGAAGTACCTGAAGTAACTACAGTAGCTTTAGCAACAGCGTCAGCGATGCGTTTTTCAACGGCAGCAGCTTCAGCAGCTTTTTCTGCATCAGCAGCTTTTTCAGCAGCTTGAGCGTCGATTACAGTTTGAGCAGCAGCAGCTGCAGTCTTAGCCAATAAGGCTTCTAAATCTTTTGGATCCATAAAAATTTCCTCTTTTTGTTGAACGGTTGGTTCTTCTAATGTTTTTTGCTCTTTAGCAGGTTCATTAGTTGAAAACTGTTTTTTAAATAAATTATAGTCATCGTCACTTTCAAAAGACTTTGACAAACTAAATGTACTATCTTGATTTGCAGGCACTGATACTACTGATATTTCTAGTAGCTCTAGCTCTTTAATAATAAAGAGGTCAGTAATTGAATCATAAGTTGCATCTTTGATTATGAATCCTACAGAAAAAGCTGTAAGAACACCATCTTTTACTAAATTAAATACATCTTCTGCGGCTGCAGAAATACGTGCTTTAATCCATAAACCTTTATCCTCTATCTTGTATTCTGACATTCTGCCGATAGGTTCGTCATGGTCATGATACGCTAAAATAATAGGGTTTTTAAGGTAATTTTGAAGTCCCTTTTCCCAAACAGTTTTAGGGATTACATCACCACTTCTATCTACCGTAGTAGTATTTGCATACCCTTCAATAAATATAGAGTCTATAGTTTCCCCAGTTGTGGGTAAAGGGGCGCTTTTTTGGAAAAGCGAGTCCAGTCGAATGACTTTACCTTTTATATCCATATTGCTCCTTTAATTATTCCCTGGGGGTGCTGGGTCGGCTTTAGGCTTACCACCTACCGAGGGATTTGCTGCAGAACCAGCTATATTAGCTGGGATTCTTATTTCATCTGCCCCTTCTAACTTAGCATAACGTAATTCAATACGTGCTTCATTAGGGGTTAAGATGCCCGCATTTACTAATGTTGAGTGATACGCTGCAACATCTTTAATATCGGGTTGTAATGCTGAAACACCTGAAGTGATTGGTTCGATATCATAACCGAAGAATCTTTCAAGAGCTGATGTATATTTTGTTACAATGGGTAGTACTGTTTCAAGATATAGTAGTCTAAGATTAGGTGCTATATTTGCATTATTTCCACCATCTAAAAGAATTGGTGGAACTCCAAGAGCTTTAAGTACTTTTGTATCGTGAGTTTGGATAGAGACATCAAAGTCCATATCTTTAAAACTTGCTGTAGACATTGATTTAAGTTTTAATCCACTGTCTAGTATAATTGGCTTCTTAGCCCCATTCTTTGGACTATACTGTGTACGCCATTTTTCTATTGTTTTATCTTTTGCTAACTGTGAAAGTGTATTCTCTGTTTCGAGTACTAACCCTGTAACAGCACCATTTTCAAAAAACTGATCTTGGAAAGTTTGCATACGATATAGTATATCTAAACTTCTTTTTGCTGACTCTAATCTTGAGCTTCCGCGATATATGCCTATTGATGATAAATCACGTATATGGAAGACTTCATCTGTTGAGAACTTTGTAATATTATTATATAGGTAATGTGATATAAAAGTTTTAGGGTCTGGAGCAATTACCATCATATTTGCTGGTAGGTGGTATAGGAAAGCCCCATCCCAATAAATAAATATATTACCTTCTAGAATGAAATCTGTAAAGATTGCTGTTCTAAAATCTTGAATGCTTTGATAAGGATTAGGTTTATAGTTTAATAAACTATTTAATTGTTTTGCACGAATACCTGTGGCAACTCCGTCAAAAACTTTATCCTTAATATCATAGTTGAGACTAGCGCAAGAACTAGTAATCATATTAGTGCCGCGATTTACAGTCTCTAACTTACTAAATGCTTGTATATAATTTATTAGTTGGTCAGAAGAAATTAGAGAACCACTGTTTTGAGCGATTATCTCCTGTGCTGGGTTGTTCTTCTGAAACCAATTTAACGGATTCCATTCCATTTAACTTCCTTTTCTGGTTTTCGACCCACATACCTTGCTTGGAAGCAGTAATAAGCGCAGGCGATTTACCATAGATTTTATGCAGCTGTTGGTGATGCTTATTGCATAACGTGAATACGTCTTCATACAACTCTTTATGATGTGTATTGATAAACTCTTCCCGTATTGCTAAAACATCGTCATCTGTTTCTATACTATAGTTCTTTTCCCTAGCCCACTTCTCAAAAAGATTGGTAAGTCCGTGTGTATGATGCAATTCTAAATCTTGTGTAGTTCCACAAATATAACAATTAGGTAGCTTTATATAAGCTGCTTTAGCCCCATCTCGTATCCATTTAATGGCTACACGCTTGTTCGTATTAGTTGCCATGTTATTATTCTTCTACAATTTTATAAAGTATAGCATCATAGCAACTTGTGGTCAAGGAGAAAAATTATTTTGGTATAAAATATAAAACATAAAAAAGCCTAGAGGTTAATCTAGGCTTTTTTACTTACTTACTACAAATACATTGCCAAAGACTTCTTGACCTCAGCGCTTCAATTTCAGCATTTAAAGAACTGATTTGATGCAATGAATCCTCCCGTATATTTTTAATAAGTACTTCAGCTGCTGACAGCTCTTCTAGTAAATCTACTATAAACTGATCTCGGTTTATTATCTTGTCATAGGCTTTCTCCAGTTCACTATATTGGAAGGTTAATCTATCTATTTCTTCTTGAAGTTCCATAATTATCTTGTATAACTATAAAGTGCATAGCGAAGCGCATCCGCCATGTGTGAATATTCATTATGTTTTGGGCGTTCTTTTAATAGATTAGCATTAGTATCCCATTGATATTGATCTAACATATCTGTTACATTTGTACAATGTGACATTACATAAAGCTGGTCTGTTTCAATAATAGTACGACAATAAGCAATACCATCTAAAACAGATTTCTTGGCCTTGATAGTTGCTATATCATACTCATATGCTAAATCATGTGCCATCTGAGCTGCTGCACTATCTATAAATATTGTTTCGATTCCCCACTTATCTGATAGTTCTTGTATTTTAATAGCATGGTCTTTAGTACCAACTTCGTTATTTAAATACTCGTCTAATATATAGAATTTATTTGTTGAGTAGTGAAATCCAATTACTAAGAACGCTGTATAGTCTCGATAACCGGGATCTAGTCCTGCAAATATTTCCATATCACCAACTGGAAATTCTTCAATAATATTAGTATCTGGTAAGTTATAGATAGCACCTTGGAAACTATTAAATGAAGCCATGTACTCTTGTTCGAACTCTACCTTTGACATACCTTTACGGGCTTCAGCTACATCTTTTTCTGACATACGAGTATTCTCAGTATAGTCAGCGTGTAGGCTAATCCACTCATCAAAAGTTGGGTCATTTCCACGGTCAAAGAATTTACTAAACCAGTTCTGCTTACCACGAGGTGTAGAGATAAATATAGCTTTACTATTGGGTTTATCTAGTGTAGGTCGTAGTGCCACGTTGAAAGCATCTTCGCCTTCTGATGTTAGTGCGGCTTCATCAAATATAATTAGGTCATAGCTGCGACCAACGCAACTATCAACTTGCCCAACTGAACCCATACGAATAGTAGAACCATTACCTAGTTCCAGTACTCGATCCTTCATGTTATCTTTAGTAACTTCTAAGTCGAAATGTTTTACAAGCTTACGTTGTAGTTCAAATGATATACTTGACAAGTTATAGTTAGGTGACATAATTAATACATTAGTATTTGGAACTAGTGTTACTAATTGACCAACTACATTTGCAATATATGTCTTGCCAACTCGACGAGAATAAGCTGCTACAATAAAACGATACTTAGGACTATTAACCGCATTAACCAATGCAGTTTGGGGTCTATTGAATTCATCCCAACTATTAATAAGCTTAAGGTAGTTTTCAATAGGTAATTTTATAAACTTTAGGTCTGATGGAAATTCTTGTAGTAAGTCCCCTGTTATTTCTGGTCTACTAATGGTAAGCATAGTAACTGCTTACGCACATCAACACATAAAACCATGGGCTAACAAAGAAACCCAGTAAAAAGAAAGCTACTTCTAATACACTTACTTGTATATTAGGCTTTCGGACGGCAGTCAATATTTTTGCTAACATAGTTCTTATCCCATATATTTTGTTTAAGTTTAAAGAAGTTATCTGGTCGGTAAAGTGCAGGATTATGCGCAGTCCAAGTATATCCTAGTTCTTCCAAGAATTTGTGTAATTCAGCGCTTTTGCTAGGTCTATCATCTTCAATATATAGTATAGGTTTACAACGAGCAATAGTTTCAACAGCTCCACGTAATACTTCTGTTTCATAGCCTTCAACATCAATCTTTATTAGCCCCACATTTTCAAAATTAAAACTATCTAGTGTACGAACTTCTACATCTATAGTTCCCAATAACCCGCGACTACCAATGCTCATGCCACCGACATTATTTTTATCATCATACCTAATCTTAGGCATTTTGGCGGTTTCAGCCTTACTACCCAACCCTAAGTTGTAGCAGGTGCCAAGCATATTCTTTTGTAGCACATTGAAGACTTCGGGTTGAGGTTCAAACGATACTACTTGAAATCCGCTAAACTCTAGTGCTTGGCTTATGCAGCCAATGTTAGCCCCAATATCAAGTACTAGCATATCTTGTTCTGTAGCACTCTCAGCTAGTTCTGCTAGTGAGATTATGTATTCTGTTTCATCTGGATTGTACTCACCATAGTGGTGAATACTTCTACCAACATATTCATCTTTACCAAAGTAAAAGCATTTACCCCAGCGACCATCTACACTTCTAATCATATATTCTACGCACTTCCATTATAAATTCATATTTTGCTAATTGCAGTAGTAATTCGGCCTGAGTCCCAATAAACTCTTCAGACTGCATCATAGTTCCAACTTGATAATATATTCTCCATTTAGCCATAAAACTTATCCTTTGCATCGTTAATTACTTGTTTAAATACTTCATCCCAGCTATTGGGGTTACGGTATACTCGTACTGAATTGTACCAAGCGTTGCTAGAGCTATTAGTATTGCCCCAACGGAAGTCTGTGTCTTTCAATGGTTGCAATAACCAGCACTCAACACCAAGCGAACCACATAAGTGTGCAACGGATGTATCTACGCAAATTACTAAATCCATGTTTATGCAAGCTTGAGCAGTTGATACCCAGTCAGTGGTACCAAGTGACTTAATATGTTTAGTTCCGCGAAACCCAGGGGTTAAGCACCACAAGTTAGCATACTTAGCTAGCGGATGGAATCTATGAGGATTAACACTACGATTATGATCGTTAGCATGATTTGGGTTACCACTGAATACAATTCCTATATTAATATCTGCCATGGGCTCACGGCTAAAACCAGTTATCCACTCACCGGGCATCATGGGAAATATATGCGCTAGTGAGGGCATAAAAATTGCATGAGTAGCAGGCGCATCACGACCGTCTAATACCGTGGTAACATCTAAACAAGCAAATAGTGGTGCGATATCATTATTGCACTGAACATAAATATTTTTACAAAAGTTTTTCAACAATGGTATATAACGGGCAAACATCAGGTTGTCCCCATATCCCTGTTCTGCATACACAAGAATACTATCGACCTGCGACCCATCCCATAATTTTACATTGGGGTTAGGTAGTTGAATTTTTATTGCAGGTGTCTTACGGAAGCGTTCTTGGTAAAGAGTCCAGCCCTCTTCGAAAAATTCGGGGTGACCACTGCATGCTACACGTAGCAGTGCGCACGATAGGTTCCAAGCACAACTATAGTAGTTGGGATCAATGGCCAGGGCACGACGGTAGTGTGCAATTGCCAACTCATCGTTGCCAACCGAGTAGTAGTACAAGCCAAGGTTAGATAAAGCTAAAGTATAGTCGGTGTCTAAAAAGCTACCATCCAGCATGGGCACAGTTGCCGAATTAGCTAATAATAGGTGTGTATAACACTGTGTATCACGATCAATGCCACGATAGCAAGTGGCTATATTTAGGTAAGCTTCCTTTGATGGAAAAAGCGCAATTGAACGTTTAAAAAATCCAATCGCTTTGTCATAAGACTTTTTCTCTAATAGTGCAACACCACGGTTGTATGCTAGGGCTGCTTCCAATCTCATAGTTGACCTTTTAGTAGTTTTTCCATTAGATTACCATATGCCCCACTACCAAACTCATTTACTTGTACATTCACTTGATTTTTTACACTTTCTGATTTTAATTTTTCTAAGGCTATTTGCCTGTCTAAGGTTTCTATGGTCATTTTATGTGACAAGGCTAATAGGTCTGCAATATCTTTGCCCGACCCTACTCCGGCCTCCTCAAGTTCTTGAAACTTTTGACCTATTAATGCATCCATGGCACTACGGAGTTTAAATTGATTGTTAAATCCAACATTCATAAATACATTGTCTATGTAAGTTTTAACCTCGCGCTTGGCAAGCATGGTAGTTACCATATCTACAGGCATATCAAGTTCTGTGGCAACCTTTTGCAAATCCTGTAATTGTAGGTAGGCATTGGCTACTTCAAGACCCTCGGGACTTATTCGCAAAGTCTCTGCTGGCGTGTTGGTGGGTACGATATTGTTCATGTTGTGTAACCTGGTTAAATTGACATTATATAGTATTATAGCATTTCAAGAAAATTCCTGCAAGTCAAAAATTTTTGAGGCATTGGTTGGGGATTTGGGGAATGTGGAAAATTTGGGAAGATTGTGTTGGCTTAGGGTCAGTTTCTGAGGCGGTGGTAGGCGCTGCGTACAAAGTGACTTTTTGAAAAAAATCCAAAATTAGGCTCTGTGTATGGGCCCCAGCAGGTCTAAATGCGAATGTGTCTCATTACCGCCCCCGTCTAAGCAAGAAGCGTGCCAACTATTTTTATTTATTTTACATATAATGCTTGCATTATTTAATCATTCATATATAATAACTACATCAAGACAACAAACAAGCAACGGGAAATACAATGACACAATATATAGCAACTAGAAAAGATAATACAACATTCACATTCTTTGCAAGCTCACTAGCTATGGCTAGGCATTTTGCACTAGCAACAGGTGAGATGGTTAAATCAATATCTAAAATATAACACTTGATTATTTTAATTAGATAGCGTATAATGTTTTTAATGGTTAGCAATTCACCATATCAAGAATTGCAAATAAAATTTTGGAGAAATTAAAATGGCTACATCAACTAAGGCGGTAAATTATACAACAGAGCAAACAGCAAATGCGATTGCTCAATATGCGACAGGTGCATCTATTGATGCAATCGCAACAGCTTTGGGTAAATCAACACGAAGCGTGATTGCAAAACTATCTCGCGAAGGTGTTTATAAAGCAAAAGAATATAAAACAAAAACAGGTGGCACTGTGATTGCTAAAGAAACTTTTGTGGAATTGATTGCTAATGCTTTGAATGTGGACACTGAAAAATTAGGTGGCTTAGAAAAAGCAAATAAAGCAACATTGGAAATCATCTATAAAGCTTTGGTTGAATAATGTAATAACCTGCTAACATTTGTTAGCAGGACTTTTTGGAGAAATTAAAATGAAATTAAAAGATATTAAAAGAATACAATTTGAATTTATGGATGCCTTTGATTTGGATAAGATAGAAGAAGATTTGATTGATAAATTTGTAATGGCTTTGGAAAAAGCAAACAACAATAGAAAATGCGGAACAGGCGGAAAGCCCGAAGATTTTGTATCTATTGATTTAATCTTAGAAGATTAAAACAAACCCAAATGAGAATGGTTCTCATTTGGGTGCGCCAATTATACCATGTATAATTGGGCGGTGTCAATAGCTTTTGTGAAAATAAATATAAATATATTTGCATTTATTTGTTGCTTTTTTAATTGGTTGTTATATAATTACTACATCAAACAACACAACACAAACGAGGAAATAAAATGTTTACTACTAAAGCCGCACTAATAATTCAATCTTTCTTAACAACAATGTTTTTATTATTTGCTAATGCAATACAAGAAAATCCTTCAATTTTTAATATTGCTATATTAACTTTGATTACTATTTTAATCGTTTTACTAATTACTGATAAAGGTGCGGAATAATGCTTAATGCTTTATATTTGGTTGGTGCGTATGGCAGACAATACGATACTAAAGAATTGATGATTGCCGACTGGTTGGCTGGAAAAGATTTTAGATTGCAAGGCGGGCAATATATGTCAATCCGAGAAATGCAATATGTAAATGCACTAGATACTGTATATTTGGATTGGATTAGCAAAGACTTTAAACAAACTGTTTTAATCAATGTAAGGGAAATTTAAAAATGGCTTTATATTCTGTTTTATCTATTATCTTAATTGGCTTATTTGTTTATTGGGTTATAGATATATTTAATGATTAGCCCAAGCCAAATGAGAATCGTTCTCATTTGGAGGCGCCAATTTTACCATATAAAATTGGTCGGTGTCAAGCGATTTATTTACTTTTTTTGCAAATATATTTGTTGTTTTTTAAAATAATTACTGTATAATTACTAAATCAAATAAGGGGAAGAAACGGAAATGAGAAAAAATTCAAAATTGGTTGATTTAATGTTCACTAAGGCGGAAAAATTATTCCCCGCTTTTCGGTTGCCGATTGCATGGGTTAAATTAAATAATGAGAATATGGCAGAATGGCGGAATGGTTTTGTTGATGGTTTTGGTGAATATCACCTAATATCAATTAACTTTAAAATTCACGAAAATGAAAAAGATTTATTTGATACAATTTGCCATGAACTAATACATGCATGGCAATTTGAGAATGGCATTGAAACTAATCATGGGATTGAATTTTGCACATGGGTTTTAATGCTAAAAAATCAAGGCATAAATGCGTCAAGCTCTGATTGCCTTGCTAAAACTTTGAAAAAGGCGCATAGGCGATTGATTAAAAAATCCAAATAAAAAAGCCAAATGAGAATTATTCTCATTTAGGTGCGCCAATTTTACCATATAAAATTGGGCGGTGTCAAGCGTTTTTTTGTAATTATTTGTAAATATATTTACAAATAATTACAAAATAATTTACACAAAATTTAAAATTACTGTATAATTCTTTACATGAAC